TACTGTAAAATTGTCAAACTCATACTCTCCACCCCAAACGTCGAGCAAAGAGCCCGTTTGCCCTCCGAGGAGTGCCCGCACCGAGCACGGCGTTAATATTTCCGTGCTGTTCAGCGTCGATATATTGCTATACGCTGTGAACGGGCACGGGAGAGCCGCTCCCTCGATAGCTTTTGTTAAAGCCATTTGTGGGGTTGCGTTCTTAATTGAAAATCCGAGCAGCGGTATACCGTTAAGGTCGTAGGAGATATGCTCCGCCGAATATGTAACGATACCGTTTATAGGTTTCGAGCTCTTATAAATGCGGAATAACTGCGGCTCGCTCGTTTCGTTTGCTTTTGCTTTTATAATCGCGCCCTCTGTAATTTCAGAGTAAAAGCGTCCCGTAATAGGGTATTGCAGCGAAAGCTCATAGCTGCCGTTGCGCTCCTCCGTTACGGTCGCTTTTACAGCCTCGGAGAGCAGCCCCACGCCGTTATGAGTAAAGGTTGTTTCGCTTTTGTTGTAGAGTGCGGGTATCATAAGCAGCACCACCTCGGCACGATTTCAAGCCGCGTAACGTTTCCCGTCCAGGCAATAACGTTTTTGCCAGGAGCGAGCGTCGGAAAGCCCGCTCCCGTCATTTTGTTATTTTTGGCTACGGTGCCCTTGTAGGCGTTCATAGCCTCGGAGTCTATCTCTATATACTCGTCTATATCCGAAAATGTAAACGAGGCACTATTGATAGTGAGCGTTACCGTGCCGCTGCCCGTTATTTTGATATACGGGGACGACGGGAAAAACTCGGCATTAGAGCCTCCCGCCGTGAATACGACGGGGCTTTGCCCCTCAAACGAATACTTAAACGGCTTACAGTTAAAAGAGAGCGAGAGAGCGCCCGTTTCGCGGAGCTCCTGCTCTATATCCGCTTCGTCGTTATAAGAGGCAAGGCGGAAGTATTTACCGTCGTAGCTGTCCCACAAACGGAAATACCCCGCCTCGGAGAGCAGCCAACCCTTTATTTGATGTGCGAGCACCGCAAAGCTGCGGTCGGTCGTATTGAGCAACGATAGCTTATACGGAATAGTGATGTTTTTATAGCGCCCGTTGTCGGTCAAGAGGTCGCCGCTGCGCCCTGGCACGCTCGTATATGTTACGTCCCGCGCCGCTCCCTTGTAAGAGCTTTTCTCCGAAATGAGCAAAGCGTACTCGAGGGAGCTATGCTCGCGGAACATTAAAAACGGTAATTTTTCCATTACGCAAATACAACTCCCTTTCGTCTTATTTTCTCCTCTATAAGCTCGAGCAGCAGCTCGACAAAAGAGTTTACGTCGTCGGGGCTTTCAGCCTTGAGGCTGTCAATGTAAATTGACTTTTCGCCAAACTCGATTTTTATTACATACTTGCCCTCGGCGTTGTCTGCGCTCTTTTCTGCTTTTTGGAGGTTGGTATAATCTTTGTTTTCGCTTGCGGTCAGCACGCGCTCGCCTTTATGGAGGAGTGCGGGGTATTCGTCATACGGCACGTATTCCATACCGATACGGAGGCGGGATATTTCCTTTATGTTTAACCCCTTGCCGCCGATACCTGGCACCCAGTCGGGTATTTTGATTTTATTAAGCCCTCGGATAAAGACGTTAAGCCCGTCGATAATCCAGTTTATAGGCACCTTAAAGGCGTTTTTGATACCCTCAAATATGTTTGAAAATATCTTTACTACCGCGTCCCAGGCTCCGCGCCAGTTACCCGTAAAAACGTTCTTTACAAAGTCAATAATACCCGAGAAAACGTTTTTAATATTTCCTATAACCTTTCCTATACCCTCAAACGCGCCCTTAAATACGGTGCTTATAACATTTGCAACGCCCGAAAAAGCCGCTTGCAAAGGCGGTAAAACCTTGTTTATAAGCCCAGTAAGGAGGTTTATAATCGGCGGCAAAATGAGGTTAAGCAAGTCCATTAAAGGCGAAAGCAGCGTTACGAGCAAGTCGAGAATAGGCTTCATTAACGGCATAATCGCGTCAAGCAGCGAAATAAGGATAGGTAATACCGCCTCTATAATCGTTGTAACAAGCGGCAAAACGCTGTTTATCAACTCAATTAAAAGCGGGAGTATCATATCCACAATTTCAAGAATGGGCGGTAGCAACGTTTCTATAAGCTCGGTAATAACGGGTAGGATAGCCTCGATTATTTGGACTAAAAGCGGCATAACCGTATTGAGCAAGTCAATTATCACAGGGAGTACCGCCTGCACTATTTTTAAGATAGGCGGGAGCAATAGCTGTATAAGCTCGATTATTACGGGGAGCACCGCTTGTATAATCTCAATGAGAGGCGGCAAGAGCGCTTGTAATAGCTGAATGATAACGGGTAATACCGTGTTAAGGATTTCCGTTATTAAAGGCATAAGCCCCTCTATGAGCTGTACGACAACGGGCAAAATCTGTTGTACCATTTGAATTAAAAACGGCACGAGTTGTTGTATGAGATTGATTATTACGGGCAGAATAGCCGTAATAATAGACTCAATCGGTGGCAGTAGTGAGCTTATTAAGTCCATAAGCACGGGGAATAGGGTTTGTATCAATTCAAACAGCGGGGGTAAAAGTCGCTCGAATACACTTGATATTACGGGTACTAATTTACCAAACAAGGCTTGTATTTTTGGCAATCCCGCTATTATCATATCGGCAATTTGTTGTATAAGCGGAATAGCAGCCGCCCCTATTCTGTTTAACAATCCTCCGAAAGCGTCCTTAACATTTGCTATCGTATCGCCGAGTACAACACCCGCTTTTACGGTGTCCTCCGACATAACAATACCGAGGTCGTCTGCCTCTTTTTTCAAAGCCGCCATACCGTCCGAGCCTGCGTTGAGCAGCGGGAGCATTTCTGTGTAGCTTTTTCCGAGCAAGTCGTTTCCGAGGGCGTTACGCTCTGCTCCTTGTTCCATATCCGCAAGCGCGGCGGTAATAGTGTTAAACTTCTCCTCGGTAGACATTTTATTTAAGTCGTCAAGGGATAAGCCGAGCCTTGACAATGAGGTGCTCGCGGTTTTTGAGCCGTTATTTGCGTCGTCTATCACGTCCGACATTTTCTTAATTCCGTTTTTGAATGAGTCTACGCTAACGCCGCTTTGGTCGGCGGCGTGTTTCCAACGTTGCAGCTCCTCTCGGTTTATGCCCGTTCTTTCCGATAACTTGTCGATATAGTCCGCTTGTTCGGCTGTGCTTGTCGCTATTTTGTAAGCTGCGCCGCCTATTGCCGTAGCTCCTGCAACAACTGCGGTTCCAACGGCAGCCGCACCTTTTGCGATAGACGAAAACGCGGAGCCCACCTTTGAGCTGCTTTTTTCTGCCTTTTCGGTGGTGCTGTCTATGCTTTTATCGGCGTTTGTATTGTCGATAAGGATTTCTCCGAAAACCGAAAAAATACTTGCCATAGGTTAGCCTCCTTTCCGTCTGTCAGCCTCGATTATCGGCGCAAACTCCGCCGTTATGTCGTCCGCTGACTTTTCCTTTTTCGGTGCGGGCGGAGGCACTTCCGAAAACGTTTGATTTATAAACGTTTCGTAGTCCATAGCCTCCGAGCCTTGCAGCTTTGCAAGGGCATAATTTGCAAGCCATAGGGGGAAAAGCCTTTTTTCCTGTTCGGCTTTTTCGAGCCGTTTTTCCTCCTCGGTTGCAAAAGAAAGCAGCCCACCGAGAGCCGCAAGCGGTAGACTCTCGATAAGCTGCCAGTCATAATATTTGTGTAAGAGTGTTAGGTTTCTTGCCCTGCTTTTTTCCGCAAGGCACGCTTGAAAAAACTTCTCACGCCCTCGTCGTTGACGAGCTCGTTAATGACCTCCGCTGCGTCGAGTTTCTGCGCCTCTGCGACGCTGATACCCTTATATGCAGCTACAAGCGGCGGGAGGTCGTCGGCAATCTTGCCGAGCTGCGGTGTAATTTCTGCGAGCACCTCGCAAGCAAGCACGCCGACCTTTTCTTTTGAAAGTTTCTTGAGAGCGTCTTTTGCGTCCTCTACGTCTTTCGGCTCCTCGAAAATATCAAGGTTTTTCAGCATAGGGATAATAGGCTTAATATCGAGCTTTCCTACGATTTTAAGCATAATAGGCATAGTTCCGATTGTAAGCATTGTTTGGCTCCTCCTTAAATTCGATTATTACTTGCTTACGGCTTTTCCTGTGCCGTCTGCGGCTTGAGTCTGCGTTGTCTTTTCGCTCATATCGGGAGCTTGTGCAATCTCCGTAACCGCCCACAAGTCGCCGTCGAGGTCGCTAT